ATCGCCGTTGATCAGACAGGGAAACTCCGAACAATCAATTCCAACAGAATGGCCGCTCCATAGAAAAGCCAAACGATTCTGTATACACAGAAGTGGAAAAGAAAGCAAGGACCCCATCATCTGACCACGCGTCGGCTTAAAATCATCAATCATCAGTTCTAGGTTGAATAACATCGGACGAAGGATATCCATCGCGTAACTCTTGATCGACCCCGGCACAGAGACCGTGGTCGAGAGTAACTCACGAAGGATAGTCTCCGCAACCTCAATAGAGAGGTTGTCGGTAGCACTCTTATAATCGCCCGAAAACAACATTTCGCCTTCAACAAAAGAAAAACCGGCCCCCCTAAGACCATCGCTGGTAAAATCACCTCGATTGAGCCAAGAAAAGCCCGACAGCCTATCATATATCGCCTTATGCAAAGGCTTTAAATGTAGGGCGTCGGCAGAAAACTTGCTCAAAGGGCGAGGCTTGCCAGCGGACTGGACGACGGTCAAATAGGAACGAGTAGAAAGTTTGCGATCCAACCCATTCAAACATGCATCTATGTACGCCGCCTGATCGAAGGGTTTCGAACCCGTCGTCGAGGTGCAATACTTGATAGAGCCGTTTGTGCTAAAGCCGTGAACGCCACCCCATGAACGAGGGGTTTCTTCACAGCCGGAAAGGGGCGGATCGACGCCAAGTACGTCACGCTCGTAATGTGAATCCCAACCAAAGGGGAACATATCACGAGTGACTCGTTTAACAAAAGAAAGATAACCAAGTGGTAAGGAAGGTGGTGCAGATTTGAAATGGTCGGCAACGGAATAGACAAGAGGAGCTTCCATACACCGGCATGAGGCCGGCTGTAGCTTCTTTATCGAATTCCACGCGAACGTAGCTTGCTGGTCCTCAACTGGACAAGCAGACAAGTACGCCTTGACTTCCTTCGAAAGATCCATGCACGTATCCGAGACAGGCTCGAATCTCGGTGCTTTCACTTCGTGAAGGTAACCCCAAGTAGCTGAAGCCTTCCTAATCGTATCTACGAGACGGAGGCGGTAAGCTCGACAAGAGCGTCGAGTAGCGTTTCGTTCTGAAAACTTCATTGTAAATCCCTAAGGTATTTGAAGGAAGTAAGAGAACGCTTAAGGCCGATAGA